TTAGGGCCAAGTACACCATCAGGAGTATGCGCTGTTACTTTTTGGAAAGCAATTACAGCTTGTTTAGTATATTCACCAAAATCTCCATCAACCTGTCGAGTATAAAAGCCAAAATCTTGTAGCTTTTGTTGAGCATAAGTTACACACTGTCCTTTGCTTCCAACCTTTAATGTTGTAGTTTTACAAATAGTATAAAGGTCTGATTTAGCTGGACTTGGAGTACCAAATCGTATCGCTGGCGGAAATTTCTTTTCCTTATTTATATATGCTTCTACTCTCTTTATCGCATCTTCATATTCAGTTCTTTTAAACTGTTCTTTCCCTTCTGGCACGGTAACATAGTTAGGCCATTCCTTTTTTACTACTAAGTACCTTAATACGCGCTCCGCAGCGTTTCTATATTCTTCTGGACTTGAATTATACATTGTTCTCTTCTCCTTTCTTTTCAAAATGATGTTCATTTCTATACAAAATTATAATCTTACCTGACGATATCCATAGGTATATTGCAATAGCTAATGGCCACCAAAAACCATATATGTTACTATACTCATTGAATAGTATCATTCGAAAGATAAACGACATTGCCCAGATAAAAAAGAAAAAAGCTAACACTTTTAAATCAAATGGTAAATAATATCTTAAACTCATTTTTCTTCCTTTCTTAAAATTATTATGTCTTTAGTGCTTATTAGTAAGTAAACAGCAATAACCAATATCATTACTGCATTAAAAATGTGATTAAATGGCTCACTAAAAGCAGTTGCTACAACCACCATAGCAAACAAAAACATCAGAAACGACAATATTTTGAAATCAAACTCCATTTTAATCAACTTTATATCTTAGTATAACCTTGTTTCCTGGATAAGCATAATATGCTGCAATAACCAAAACTATAACTCCTTTTCCCAAATTTAAAAGATTACCTTCAGTTATGCCGTCCGTAGTATTTAACACTCCCCATAGAAAGAATAAAATAGCTAGTAGTCTGTAATCAAAAATTATTTTCATTTTAACCCCCTCTGAGATAATTCCAGATTGATGCGATTACGGCAGCAGCTGATATTACAATAACAGCAACCCTTAGTATAGTATCCCGTGTCGATTCCCATTTACTGTCTTTTTTCACTTCGTATTGGTCGGATAATTCCTTGATAATTCGTGCCCTATCTTTCATCAGAGTAATATCTTCTTTGATTCCAACAATATCCTTTTCGACTTGTTTCAAATCATTTGCAAGTTTTACTATTCTTCTGCTAATTTTTAAAGAATCTTCGGTAAGGTCATCCACGCTAGCTTCAATTCTTTTAAGTTTGTCTTCACTTAAACTTAGTCTTTCTTGGTCAGCAAGCATATCTGCAATACAAGTAGTATCAGCATGCCCAGTCTTACCTATACAAGCCAAAACAACTTCTTCAACAGTTTTCCTTAACCTTGTATCTTCAAGTTCCTTTTCTTTCTTTTTGACCATTTCTTCGTCAGCAAAAGGTTCATCTTCGTCATTAGAAGGAATGCCAAGGTTTTCCATCTCTAGCTTCATTCAAGCACCTTCTGAACTAATATTCTTACATAGCCTAAGCTAGTGAACTTGCTATCGTCGCTAAATCTGATTAAAACCTCTAATAACATTAATCCATGGTCATCCAAATCACCCTCTAACCATGAATATTTAATTATGTCGGGCCCTGTTCCTTCTGTTAATTCGATAGACGCATTTCGTTCTTGCAACTTGCCGTCTCCAATTTTGAATTTAACAACTGCTTCTACAACATCATCAAGTGGAAGTTTATCTGTACCTCCTCCTTTATACGCCTCAAATGCAAACGGTGCGCCTACATCATATTGTTTTACCTTGTGTACCATTTTATCTCTCCACATCGAATGTTTTTTCATTAGTAAACTCTAATTCGATGCTTTTCTGTTTTATAAAGATTAAACTCCCTATTATTTTAAGTAACTCTTGTCTAATTTTCTCAGAAGCACTACCATAGTCGCTTAACAACGTATATACTGTTAATGCAATTTCGTCATCACAAAACGCACTCTCAAGCAACGCTATGCGCATAAAGAATTCAATTAACTCTTCAGACGAACCACTATCATCCATTAAAGCGCCAGTAACTATATCCAAATATTCAAGTATTGTACCCGACCCTGAGGCATCAAGGAAGTTATGAATTGGATAAACATTGGTAATTCCAGAGGAAATGTCATCCAATCCGAACCTGTTCATAATACCTAAGATTTCACCAAGGGTTCCCGACTCAATAATCCCTAAACTATTGAATAAAGATAATGTCTCGGATATAGATATGTTAGAATCAGTTAAGGATAACATAATAAGCAATGAAAAAGCATCATTCACATATCCATCGTCGGTCATGGTAAATTGGTTACGTATAGACAGTGGATAATCAATCAAACAGCCATTTTCATCCAATCCGAACCTGTTTTTAATTGACTGTGTTTCTACACTATCTTCCATGGCTTCGAGTATTGTGGTGTTGTTGTTCATATTCAATATTTCATTCTCTATTGCGGTATCGTCGGCTTCCTTGAAGAGTTTTACTTCTTCGTAGTCTATTAGACAGCCTGAGTCACTTAAATTTATCACATTGTCTGCCATTATCTCTCCACCACTCTATATGCGCTTAAATCTTTTGTCAATGGATATATCATTGTACAATGTTCATCTGCCACTGGTAATTCTGATTCTGCCCGTGCTGTTACATCTTCATCTGTTCTTTTGATTGTGCTGATTACAACATTACGGATGAGGGTGTTGGCTTGGAGTGTACCATCATATTTACTTCCCAAATATATGGTTTGTTTGGTGGTGGGTAGATTGGCACTGGTTAAAGGGGTACCAACACTACTTCCGTCTTTGAATAGTTTTAGTTTATCCGATTTGTAGGGTGCTGCTACTTTGAACATAGTATTGGATGTTAGGTTGCTGTCTGCATAGGATACACTGGTTGCTGCGTCGCTGGCTTTGGTGGTTATAGTTAAATTATTAGATGAATCGTCTAGTACGCTTATTTGGTTGTTACCACTACCATCCGCTGTGGATAAAAGATAATTGTTTATTCCATCTGTTTTGATAATGTCATTTGCTAGGGCTTCTAGTTCTATGGTGCCACTGGTAAGGTCATAAACACTACTGTTTACGGTGAGTGTTTCGGCTGCCATTGTTGTGCCCCCCAATGTCCAACTGAGGGGGTATGCAGTTGCGGTTAATTGAAGCATGTCAACATTAAAATCAAATTTAGCTGCAACCGGAGAAATGATATATACTCTTTGTTTTACCCCTGTTGCCTCGAATGCTCGTGTAACGCTCACATCTTGAAAATCACCAGTACCAGTAATGGTTTTACTAGTAGCACCCATCAATACATCTGCAGAATCTCTTTCAACTATTTGAATAGTTAGAACATTTCCTTTAGGTATTTTAATTTTAACTGATTGTGTGTATGTTTTACCACCAGCCACATCAATACTACCAGTGTTTACTCCCTCGTTTGCAGTTGCACCACTTAAACTGACTTTTAATGATTTGTTTCCTTGTATATATGTTGATGAGTCTGATGATATGTCTGTTCCTGAAAACTTGCCAAATCCAGTGGTGTCGCCGAGTGTGTCTGTTCCTGTGCTTTGGTTGGCGGTTAGTAGGTTGGTGTGTGCTTCTTCCACGAGGCATCCGTACTCGGTTTTATAAGAACTATAACTGGAGTTACCATAAGCCCAATTACTCGCCGTACCACTTGTAGGAGTAGTTTCAAGCATGGCTTGGTCTAAATAAAAAGTTATTGCTTGTGCTGATGTTCTAGTTTTTACCCTTATATGAAATGATGTACTATAACTAGGAGTAAATTTATTACTTAAATATTGCCAATTTCCTGTACCAGTGAAATTTAAACTAACTTCTGCACCACCATCATCACTCAATAAAAAAGTTAGAGGTGTATTTAATGGAGCTTTTACCCAACATCCTACGGTATATTCTACTTTTGCTAAACTAAAGGTAGATATTCTAACTCCTTCGCCAACAATTGAACCAGGAGTAACAACTTTACAACTCCTATATCCATTATAAGCTTGTTCACCAGTTATACTTAAAACTCCACTAGCAACTGAAATAAATCCAGTTGTTACGTTTTTGGCGAGGCGTAAGTCATCCACATAAAAAGTAATATCCTGCCCCGACGTTTTAGTCTTAATCAAAATTTTAGCGGTAGTCGTACCACTTGTTATGGCTCCTGTATCTACCCATTGCCATGCACCGGTTCCTGTGAACGCCACTGGAGTTGATTCAGCATTAGTATATAAACTAATCTCCATTGTTGCCCCATTTGGAGCGTAAACCCAAGCACCACCAATATATGCTGTTGCGTTGCTGATTGTGGTGGCTGCGGTTTCAACACCCTCACCCGCTGCATCACCAGCACAATCCACCCTTAAACTCTTACTTCCACTGTGGAATTGTGCTGTGCTACTTGCTATTACGGCGGGTGTGGTTCCTATGGCCGTGAATCCTGTTGTATCTCCGAGGGTGTCTGTTCCTGTCCTCTGATTAAGTGTAAGTAACTCTGGGTTAAGTGTATCACCACCATCACTCTGATTACCAGTCAGTAAGTTCCGCACGGTCACGTCTGGCACTCTATGTTTGAATCGGGGTGTGTTAGCTGGTACTTCATCCCCTTTGTAATCATAAGCTACGCTAGCCCGGGTAAAATTGCAGTCGCCAAGGTAACAAAGCTTGTGGGTATTTGGAAGTTCTGCTACTTCCATGTTGAGGAAGTTTGTCATTTTAGGCTCCTAAGAAAAATAAGGTCTATGAAAGAGTTATTTGGTAAGTTAATTCCCATACTTGTCCTGATTGTTTAGTTCCTTGCGAAGATACCTTTCTACAAAGATTAACGCCTGTTCCGTCCGAAGTGTTGGACAAAGTGTATTCATTCCATGCGTAATTTGCCTCATCAGAAGCAAACGTAGAACGCCATGTAGCGTATTGATTTGTACCGTAAGTTGGGTAACCGTCATCCATATCAATATACAACTTATTGGTTGCGGCTTGCAGGTCGGTCTGAGTTGCTGCTTCGGCAGTGCTTGAGTCGCCTACACCCATATATGTACCTGTTGCGAATTGTGTAGCACCTGTTCCAGCAATTAACGTCCACATTTCATTAATTCCTTCATTTAGTAACAAGTTTCCTTCTATTGTGCTGAATTCTGGCTCACCAAATAATTCAAGAGCTTCTTCTTGTTCATAAAATGGTATTCGCACTTCTGGTGATACTAAAGCTCCTGATTCCATTACTTCTTCAAATATTCGTGTTTCTTCTCTTTTTGCCATTTTATGGTCTTTGGTTGATTCAAATCTGTGAATATTCCAAACTGGGAACCTTTTAATTGAGTCGTGTAATCCTTTAGATTGTAGGATACTTACATCTTGTTTGGCTTGTGTTTTATCGTTTAAGGGATTCATTCTTTCACCTTTTTATCTTTTATGATTTCATCGTATTTAGCTTTTATTTCGGCTTCGTCTTCACCTAAAATTGCAGCTACATTTTTGATAACTTCATCTTTTCTTTCTTCTAATTTTGATTGAGCTTCTTCTTCAGAAAACCCCATAGACAAAATTTCTTCTTCTAATTTTTCAATATCAACACTGTAATAGGCATCTCGTATTGGGTCATATTTTCTAACTTTCATAGCTTTATCTCCTTATTTTTCTAATTTTTCTAAAATTTGTTTTAAAATTTTCTTGTTTTCTTTAGCTAATTTTCGGGCTTCTTCAGAAATCTTCGAGTTTTCTTTAATCAATTCCGCATTTGCGTCAACTAAATCTTGATAAGCTTTTCCTCTACGAGATTTTTGAAAAGCGTCTTCTGTTTCTATTTCTATTTCTTCTGCCATGTTATCACGTCAATGTTGGTATTACTCCTATTTTGTGAATTGTTGGGGAAATATCGTCTCCATCTAGTCTTGTTAAATGGAAAACCATCCTGACATATTTTTGGTAAAATGGTACATATCTTGTTGTAACTCCTTGGATTTCATCTACATAGAAATTTCCACTATTTATACTACCATTATTTAATTTTATACCGATTGACTGTATATTATCTAAATCTCTTGGTTTAATTAAATCGAAATTGATTCTCTTCCAATTAGTATCATCGTCGGGAATTGCTGGTAACGAGTGTTCTTCAAGTATTGTAGTTCCACTACTATTAGATGCAAGTACTAATGATAAATCTCCGTATCCAAGTGCGGTATCTGATTTTAAATACATCCGTATTTGGTCAAAAGGAGACATGTTTAATCCGGGGGATTTTGTTTTATATACTAATAGCCCAGTTGAAGGGTCCGATACTAAGGATATCTTTTGACAATGTGAACCAGCAGCGGGCGTAGGTGTTGAAACTGCCGTAGAAGTTACTTTCCCGGACATTGCTGACGGAACGCTCCATGCAGTTTCGCCCGAGTCCAAAGTGGTGATTCCAAGTTTAATAGCCTTAATAGCATCTATATTTATATCGAGGGCCCCTTTGTCTACAATCTGTTTGATACCAAACGATTTCACTGCCGCCATATCTTCTGGGTTTTGTATTTTAAATTGGAATGTTCTAAATGCTCCGGTTGACACTGCTGGAATTGAATAAGCTTCTATAACTTCGGTACAATCTTCATCAGATGCTACTAAAAATTGGAAATCTCCTTCATCTAACTCTACGGACGACAAAATTTTTATTTCAATCCAATCATAGTTTATTAGGCTTAAAAGTTTCTCTTGATGTGCTATTAAAGTGTTTTCTGCAACATCAGAGCCTATTGCCATTTTAGCTGAATATGTACCTTCTACTTTATTTGAAGAATCTCTAGTACACGTTACACCCAAATCATCTGCTGTCCACGCTGTTTCACATGATTGAACTACTTCTGAATCAGTTAATATTTCTACATCAACATCACACCAATAGTTATATTCATCAAAATCAACAGCATCACCAAATAATGTTGCTTCTTGTCCAATATCTTCTAGCGATAAACCAGTGACTATTCTGTTCCATATCGAACCATCATTAGATGATTCAAATGACACACTAACTTCACCATCATTTTCCTCGCACCACAGCCTCAACCAATCCCAGTGGCTGAAAACATCAGGGTTTGGTTCTTCGGTTGTTGATTCTTGATACCCAAGGGCATATGCAATAATACCAGGGCCATAAAATGGTATACTGTATAAATCTCCACTTGTATTCCCAGTTCCAGTCGTTATACCTAAGCTGGCTTTTATTGCATATTTCTTTGTTTCGCTATAAGCAATTTCGGGTGTATATAAGGAATAATACTTATTTGAGTTAGCTCTAAGCGTTATTCTCCAAACGAATTTACTTCCAGTTTTGTTAGAAAAATTATATTTATTACCCTTTACTTCATAAAATTTACCTCCGCCATCATTAGATACTTCAAGCTTGTAAGATGTTCCTTCTTGTAATATTATGTTAATATCCATTGTTACAGTCGAAATGCCAGCTCCTGCATCATATATATCTGATGTAATAGTTCCTTCTTTCTCCCACCCATTAACTGATTGGTGAATCTTAAATCCGATTCCTCGCCCGGGTCTTGTTTTTAGACCAGATATATATGGTCCGGGACCTTCGAACTGAGCATAAGTATTATTCCATTTAGAATCAAACCCTTTAGTATCTGTTACTTTCCAAGTTGTAGTAGTTGCTGTTCCAGTTTCATATCCAGATTTAAGTTTAAACTCTAATACCCATGCCCATGTTTTCGTATGGCTTAAGTATCTTACATCAGAGAAATTGAATTTAGTCATTTTATTACTACCGGGTTTAGCGAAATTAGCAGCTTTAACCCAATCAGAACTGTATCTTAAAACCCACTCTTTGTTATTTTCATATTCCCAAATTCCTATTCTCCCTTTGTCTACTCCCGAACTTAAGCCCATTTCTTGTATAGAAATATCATAAATATTTCCACCAACTCCTAATTTGAAAACTCCTGCAAAGTAACGAGATAAATAACTTGTACCTTTATAAGTTTTATGAAATGTTACTTTACTGTTAAATAATTCTCTTTTTCTGCCTTGATGTCCAGCATCATAATAATTTCCTTGATAACTATGTCTTTTTAGTCTAACAGTTTTGTCATCTGTGTAATAAGTAGTATTATTTAGTGTAACTCCAGTATCTAACCCAAATAAAACATCAACGCTTGAACTATTGGATAAAACAAAAGCATTTTTTACCGAATCCCAAGCAACATTTGTAGAACTACCTAAATCCATCATAGATTGTCCAGTTAAGTTATATTTTATCCGCTTGGGTGAATTTTTTGACATAATATAATTTGTCATATTTTCTAAATCAGTTATACGATGTTTTAAGCTCCTTAACCTTGTATGTCGAAGAGTTTCGTCTTGGTCTACGTCCATGTCAGTAGCTAACGGTTCGTTTCTATAAGATGTTACATAAGCTATTACAAGTTCTCCATCAACTTCATCAGGAGCAATAGGATGAGTACTTGGTTCCCCTTCATAAACATTAAAGAATCCCGATTTATCCATGGTAACTAAGTCTATTCGGTCTCCGTATGCTGATACTGGGGGTATAGTTATATGAGTGTCTACACTATAAATTTTATTCGCTTGGACAATAGCTAAGCCTCGGGTTATGTTGAATGATGACTGTCCAGCATATTCATGTATAAACCATAAATCTCCACCAATATTGTTATATGTATCATCGTCTGGTGATTCTGACATTCCAGCAAGATATGAACCGTTTGAGTCATACTTCACTTGTAGTCCTCGGATATTAGTTCTTTTTAACCTAATTGTATAATTTCCAGGTGCTAAATGATGTAAATTAAATGGTAGCTTATATGCAGTTTCTACCGTGTTTCCGGGTACGCTAAGTGTATAGGAACCTTCTACTACATATTCATTATTAGGATTTAATATTTCAACAGTTACATTTATAGCAGACTCAGAAACGTTCCTAAATTTTAAATGGATGTTTTCTATGGATGATTTTGTTGTAATAATGTCTTGGGTTACATATAAATCAATTAGCTCTTTCCAGTTAGTGCTGCTTAAATTTTGTTGGTCAATTATCTCATCAGAACTTACATCTTCTATTGGAGTTAACTTAAATGAATCTTCTTCATCATCTAATATAAATGCATCTCCAAGATTATCTATAATAATCTGATTGAGTGCGGTAGTAATATGGGATTGAATTGTGTGAATATCCTGTGCTTTTGCAACTCTTAATGGAAAAATATCTCCATCTTCTTTTACGTAATATTCTGACATTTAATCTCCTCATTCAGCAGGGCAACATTCTAATAATGTACTGTAAATTGTAAATTGGACTTCCTGTGTTCCATCTTTAATTACAAGGGGGTCTACCTCACATATACACCAAAAAGTACCTTCACCCGGTATAACAGAATTAACAATTCCAATTTCGGATATTTCAGTCTCAACAGTTATATTTGTTGTATCGAAAGTTGCCTGACTAACTATATAAAATTCTTCTGAATTTAACTCATTTGTTAATGGCGCTCTTACATAATCTCCATTAGCTGGACCACATTCATTATTTAATGCTATTGATGCACTTGTAGGTGGAGTTAACCCAGTTCCTGCTGCCATATATGCAAATGGTTCTCCTTCTCCAAAAGCACAGTTAAGAAGGTTAAGTTTTCCTTCATCCGTTATTACTGATATCGCCATCTTTTATCACCTTTTCTTTTAATTCTACTATTTTATCTTCAAATGTTCCGTCTTTATTCCTAATTCTTACTTTTAGTTTATATGGTTTCATTTTTTTCATGTTTTTACACCACTTTTATTCCATCAAATCCTATATTTTGAGATGATTTTGATAATGAACTAACTCTCCACCAAACACTATTTGTGCAATAAAGGTGTAAACCCGTTAAAGCACTTTTAGGGGTAATCACCCTTTTTGACAGAATAGAATTTGTATTATTAGTTTTATATAACTCAAAACCGTCTTCTGCCATTATATTATGAATAGACCATTCATCTCCAGCTTCTGGACGAATGTCTAAGCTTGTTCCTGTTCCTTGGGTAATTATATTTTGTACTAAAGTATCTCCAGAATTATCTTCTCTGCTTACAAAACCTTCTCCACTCATCACTTGACTATCATCCGACGTGTTTTTTAACCGGTAATAAATTTCAGGACTACAATGAAATATTTTATTCTTTAAATGTATTCCATTAATTTGGTTTTCTATTTCAATTGACAGTGACTCCGTAGAATTATAGAACTCTACTGTCGATTCTCCCGGTGTATCTATGTTTCTTATCATCCAATTAATACCTATTTCTGGGTTAAAATTTAAATAGTTGTCCGCAGCAACACTTGAAATTAAACTTATTCTTTGCCTAAACATTTTTACCTCTCCAGCATACTTGTTGCTATCGTTCCATACCATTGAGGATACCCACTGCCGGTTCCGTCGCCTTTAAATACTAAATTTTCCATTTCTCCACCTAGCTCTGTTAACCTAGCTATTGCGCCGTAATCAGCAAATAATAGGTCGTTATTGTACCCATATCTAACATTGTACCCTCGTAAAGTATAACCATAATCTGTTTCTAAAGCGTCTATTATAAACTCCCCACTTGAAGGAACTGGGTCTCTTCCGGGATTATTTGTTAGTGATTGAATATATAAGTTTGTTGGCCTCGAAAAAGCACTATTACCCGAGGACGAAGCAATTCCGTTTCCATACCAATATGGCCTTACAAACCAAAACGCTGAACTTACGTTATTTGGCATTATATAAATATAACTTGTAGTCTCTCCTGATTGTACTGAATTCAAGCTATATTCAAATTTATATGATTTATTCAACTCAAAATCTAATTTTACTGTATAACTATTAACCGTATTTTCTTCGTCTATATTAATAAGCTCTCCCGGATTCCAACCGTTTCTTTTGTATATATTTTCGTCTATTATCATAATTTTATCCCTCTGCTTCTGCTAAGCATTTATAGTTTAAGTTGCTGACCGCCACCTATATTTAGGTTTACGTATATAACTCGATGTGCTCCTGTTTCTGGTAAATAATATGTGATAAGCTCAGATGGGCTACTGTCTAGATAATATGTTTCAACTACTAATCTATCGTTATATAAAATTCTATATTCTCTTTTATCATACATACTTACTGATGACACCTCAATAGCACCTTCATATACTCCAAATACATCTAATGCTGATTGCGGAAGGATTGTATCACTATAAAATGAATCGACATCGTTTTTTAAATCGTCAAACAATGGAATGGAAAGTGTTCCGATAACGTCTATACTTGTAGAACTCATAATACCTAAGTTAATGAAGTTAGTTGTTGTTAATATACCAGCATACTGGTCATACCCGGGTGGTGAAGCGATTCCATTTAAAAACATTATTGGGGTTCCTGATATTGGAGATGAATCAATAATAACACCTTCTGAATCAAAGAAAATAACTCTTTGGTTAGTTACGAGCAAGGTATTAGGATAATATTTGGCTGAGTCACAAACATCTACTACTTCTTCTTCTTCGCTCAAAAAACTTAAATCAATTATACCAGAACCAAAAATAAAGTTATCGGAAGAATATTCTAAAGGACCACAGGGATATCTCTTACTAGGAATTGGCGATTCCCACTGATAAGGCTCTAAATGCCCATTGGAAAAATAAAAGGAAAACATTGTATCGTTTATTCCAAAATCCAAAGCAGAAACTCCTGGGTTCCACAAATACTGAATTGGACTAATAGTTCCTTCGATTGGTATTGAACCTACCCATTCACCTTTATCAATTGAATAAGCTCTTATATTGTCATAAAAGAAAAGATATAACTCTTCACCAGTTATTAAGTCTTCTGGCCAATAAGATTGCGGTGCTGTATGCATAGGTGTTGGAATAACTTGAGTCATTGCGGGTATTATTTCTTCTCCATCTTCTGATATAACACTTGTCCAATTTAACATTATTTCACCTATTATGATTCTATTGCTCCAAATCCTTTCCAAGTTCCAGGAGAACCTGCTGTAACACAAATCCATCCAACATATTCAGTTGCCGCTGCATCATTATTCCAAACGATATCTCCTTGTCTCCAGCTCCCAGTAGCAGGTGCTGTTGTGCCAAATAATTCTTGACGAGTTGTGCTCGTGTTAACAAGAGATAAGTCTCCTGTTATTGAATTGTGTATTGAATTATTATATATTGTATTTGGGCCAACATCTGATGTATCTTCTACTATTCCATAAGATGCATATGTTATTATATTATCAGCAACCTTTACGTGTGTACTGTGATATGGTGTCCCATCATAAGTGTAGCTACCAATAAATATACCATTAGTATCAGCAGGTAAGTCAGATACATAATCAACAAACCCAATCCAATTATTTGACACAATGCACTCTTTTGAGCCTATTATTTCAATTCCTCGTGGATTAGTAATGTCTACTCCATCTTTGTCTTTGCCGTAATCTTCTATTCTGTTATTTGTTATAATTGAATAATTAGATAGTCTCATTTCAACCGCTTTCAAAGCACTATTTTTAAACTGGTTATTTGTAATAATCAGTGAATCAGCAGGTTCTAATAAGGATAGTTCTACCTCAACTTCCTCAGTTATGATTCCAGCATAACAACCTTTGAATATGTTTTCTGCCACAATTACCTGGTGGCTTAAGCCTTTTAGAGAAATGCCATTTTGACAATAGTCGAAAAAGTTGTTTTTTATTACAATATCTGAAACTATATCATTTGTTAATAAGTGTTGTCCGTATACTTCTATTCCGTAGTCTGGGGCTCCTATGAACTTGCAATTTTTAATAGTAGTTGCATAACATGTACTTACTAGTATACTTGAATCTCCGTATTGCCCAGTAGAACTTGGTGGAATATAATCTTTATTATGTAAAAATATAACGTCCTCGATTGTTATTTTACCGGCCTTGTGTATATTAAGAGCATTCCTTGTTTTATCGGTACTATGAGTTATATTGCTACAATTTATTTTTCCGCCTTTTAAACTAAAATTATATGTGTCCTGAGTTCCAGTGAATGTGAATATTGGGTTAGTAAATTCTTCTTGAGTAGTTATTTCAGCATTTGGGTCCATTACTATATTAATGTTTCCAGTCATACTTATTGAAATTGAATCTACCAAATAAGTTCCTGACGGAAAATATATAGTTTCTGAACCTTTTAATGTATTTATTGCGTCCACTATTGCAACAGTATCATTAGTTTCACCATCACCGACTGCTCCAAAATATTTTACGCTGCTTAAATCATCATGGTCAGCATTCCAATCTGTTCTATCTATTTTATCGTTTTCCTCTGTTTTTACATAACTATGTCTTATCATTAAAATTCATCTCCAAAGTCCTCTAAATCAAAATCTCCTTCATCCCAAGTGTCACAAACTAATGGCCCATTAAACAGAAGTTCACCATCTTCGGTAATTGCTATAAAATGATTTCCCGGAAAGATATCTGGACTAACGTGTGCTCCACCGCTTGTTATTGTCTTTTTGGCTTCTCTTATTCTTACACTCATTAAAATAGATGGTTTCATACACACCTTGTTTAGTCTATCTGTTTTAAACGCCGCAAATGGTGGTATATTAACTATCATATCTCTTTTTCTTAATGGTGCCCCATTTTGTATTAAAACATTATGGTTGACCGATTCTTTGTAAGAGTAATGAGCTATTATCATTGTACCCAATATTTTGTATTTATCTATAATAGCTTCAATTTCATTTTGGTTAAGTAAAATTATATTTGCGGGAATTTTGTTTAGAGGAATCCATAAATAATATAAACCGGGTAAATAAATGTCTCCGCCCCACATTTTTCCGGAATTCCATTTGTCTTTATCCCATATGAGTAAATGGTCGGTGATGTCTGATATTATTGGTAAACAACCTAAGTTATGATAGATTTCTGAACTAATTCCTCCGTAAGTTTGAAATACTCCTTTTAACGAAATGAAACCATTACCGTTTATTGGTACACCATCATTAATTGACATAGCTTCAATTAGAGATGAATTAGTGTTAATTTCTTCTATTAAATCAACAATAGTCTCACTAGAGAAAATTTCAGTTATATCTGCTCTGTTTGGTTCATATGAAGTAACTTCAACATTATATAATACTGGATTTATACCAGTATACCATGTTATGTCAATAAACCTCGAACCGATTTCTTTTTGCGTTAATTCAATTAATGTATTCTCGTTTTCGTCTTTTATTTCTACTTTTTCAGAATAATCTTTTTGATAAAAATAATCTGCTAATAAGCGTGTTTCTAAGTAAAAGTCTTGCTCCACATCATATAAATAAAATTTAGGGTACGTTTTAGGCCCATCTGCTGGTACTAAGTTTTGTTTATATCTTCGTCTTTTCAGCCCATATCCTTCAACTACATCATCTAAAACTGAATTAATTGCATATTTTTCGTCAGAAAAATAATCATCTTGTGTTATAGTAACGTCCATAGATGGAACATAGTATGTTGGGGTAAAAAGAAATTCTACTGCATTGCTTCCCTCTAAAGTATGTGACGTAATATGTACTCTGTTAAGTAAAACTTTTCCATCTTTGTTTATCTCTAAAATATCTCCAGGATATAATGAAGCAATTACATCAAGAGTTGTGTCACCGCTATTAATTATAAGACCATTTATTGGCTCTAAATCACCTAGGTTATCTATATCTTCTTCGTTACCATAACCAAATCTTATTAAATACTCTAATGTAGTTCCATCTGCATCATCGTCTAATAAAACTGTTTCACTTTCTGTTAATATGTTATTCCAACTTCTTGGTTGAATTTGTTGAGGAAATCCTTTTAGTATCTCTCCTTGTAGCCCATGGTATTGTACTCCAAAGTAAAACTTCTGGACCTGAGTTTCCTCTTCTTCTATTAACAATGCTAATGGTGGATTTTGGTGTTCTTTATATTTATATTGCTGTAAAATCTCGCCATCTTCATTATAAAGCGTTACTTGTTTTAATGGGAACTCCTTTTTTGTATAAAATCTTCCAAACAAATTATTCGATGCTGGATAAAACTCTTCTTCAACTGTAACTGTAATAGAATTGGTATAGTCATTTGGAGTAAAATCGATACCTAGATTAGTATTACACTGAGGGTGGCCTTTAATAATCCCGGAGACTTCCTCGAAGTTAGTTTCTGGAACAGCAACATCATTATGCAAAATACCTCTTTTAGGGTAAAATACTAAAACATCACCCGGGTAAAAATCTTTTACTATTTTATATCCAAATCCATTCGCATAAATAAATATATCAGATATAGCTGCAACTTCTGGAGTTGGTTCTTCCGATGTAAGGTTAAATTCAATTGTAATCTTTGGCGAAAACTTAGTTTGACCGGTACCAAAACTTATGGAGTTAGATGCTGTTAACGTATATTCCCAAGTTTTTGACTCTGTGTTTACCTCACTCCATACCTGAATTGGTTGAATTGGATAAGAACAAAGCATTTGATAATATGTTTCTAATTTTATCTGCTCGGTCTCATCATTAATTACACCTGCAAGTAAATCCTCTCTATACCAGATAGGCAATCGTTCTAACAAATTTCGGGGCTTTTTGCATTTAACATACAATTACATCACCTTGGACTGTCCCCAAATTAGAATCAACGTATACTGTTAAAAGTAATTTTCCATCCTTTCTTATAACTATATCCACTACTTCTATATCATTAATCTCTTCATATTTTGGCGCTAATTCTTCAATATAAAGTTTTGCTTGGTCCACAACAAGAGGGGTTAAATTTTGTCCTAAAATTTTCCAAATGTCGCACCCATAGTTTTCCATACCTACTCCTTGGCATTCCCCAATCTTTGTTTTTATTTCTCCACAAACTGCTTGCCAAAGTGCATATTTATCTGTAATCTCAGATATGTCAACGCTTCCTCGAACTCTTGTGTATTCCATGTAGTTATCTACTACTCTTGTTTCCATATCTTGAATTCGTCCTCTATCCGACATTAGCTCACCTTTACAGATACTGTTATTGATTCTGGTTTAATTACTTCAAATTCTTCAATTTCAATATTGCCAAACTCGTCTTGCCGCTCTGACAGATTAGTTGAAGTAATATCTAAATCATAAATATCATATCTATCGATTAAATTTTGTATAATAAAGTGTGAAGCTTTGTTTAAAACTAAGTTTTTTCCTACACCATTTTGCTCAATGTACCTTGCAATTTGTTGTGTTACATCAGCTTTTAATCTATCTCTTTGCTGCGGTAAGATATCATGGTCTAATGCTAGATTAACTTGAATAGCAAACGGTAAATAAACCTTTGTAGCTTTTTGGCACACGCAATAAATACCATGTGCTTTTTCTCTTTTTAATAACGTATCTATTTCCTCTAATTCCTCGTCTAACTCAGTATCTATCCAAATACCAAAAGAACCATTATTATAATAAAACTCACTTATGTTATATTCATATTCTAATAAACCGTAATCTTTAAGTGCATTTTGTATAGTAATTTCTGTCCCATGCTCTAATTCTGGTCTAACATTTAATGCTCTTACTCTAACATCTTCTATTAATTCTAAATCTGTTCCAGACCAAGATTCTTGCAAGTTGGTAACTGTTACTCCATCAATAAGTGATGCCAAAACTGTTAATTCATTTGCCCATACGTGTGTATTTGAACCGTAATCTACTGAATATGCTAAAACGGTAGTCCAATCTTGACCTTCGTATAACCAAACTTCTTGTGAAGTTTGATATACAATTGGGTTAGCACCAGACGTTTCAACAAGAGTACCTTGTGGAATAAGTATATCTTCAATAACTTCTGTTTCTGTTTTCATAAATTTGAGCATAACTTTTGAAGGGGTTGCTTGATGTCTTGGATATAAAGGTGCTGCAATATTTACTATTGCGTCCTCTTCTGTTGCAGTTATTAAAGTAAATTGGTTATAATACATTTCTAATACTTGTTCCCATACTTCCATTTCTGCTGCCAATACTGAAAATAGTATCCCTATTCTTCCTTGTTCAAATACTGATGTAATAAAATTAGAAATAATTGCCCGACTGAATAATGAGTCTAAAATTTCTCTACCCGAACGTACCATTTTTACACCCCTATATTATCGGAAACAATGTTATGAGCTCCTACTGATTGTATTGCGGACACCTTGTTTCCTCTTAATAAATTGTTTTTGACCAATATATAATCTGGTTGGCCTGTTAATGTCATATATTTCATATAAATCCCATAATCTTGTGTTTTTGTTGTTTCATAATCCGTTATGTTGCAGCCAGTAATAGAATTATCGGTCCCATCTTGCAGCAAAATACCATTAGTATTTCCTGTAATGTTTAATTGACCGTTATTAGAAATTATACTATTTTGTATAATTGTGTTAGTGTTTTGATTGATTAAAATACCATTTAAATTGCTAGCTTCTATGTTTAGTCCGCTTATTTTAGTCCCTTTTGATGCAGTTACATATACCCCATTTGAGTTACTTTCTTTAACTTTGCACAAATCTATTGATATATTATTGCTTAAATTAATAAATATTGAACCACTTGTGTTTAAGTTAGATATGCCAGAATTTTCAATGTTACACATTTGTAAAACTATATCGTATGCTCTATTAACTTTAATCGCATCTTTAGAACAGTTATTTATATTACAGTTAACAACACTGTTATCGTGACACATTCCATCAACTGCTGCTCCGTCAAATATTATTGCGCTTCCCATTACGTCCGTAAATTCGCAGTTTCTTATGTGGTTCTGAGTTGATTCACCTATATTTATTATATCATGATATTCAGTTTGATTTAAGTTATTTCCGTCAAATTTAATGTTTCTAATTGTAACCTTACTAACACTTGAATCCATTAAGTTTTTGGTACTATTTGCTTCAAGAAGCAGTACAGTATTTGAGCCTGAACCCTCCAAGATACAATTTTCTTTAAGCTCTATGCCAGATACTTCATATGTACCCGGAGCGAAACTAATTAATCCACCTTCACCTATATGGTCTATTGCAGATTGTACAGTTTCGGTATCATTTTTTCCCAAACATGAAAAAGTTGCTCTTCTTATGAATTCTTCTGGCGAATCATCAGCAGCAACAGTAATAGAGTTCGAAACACCGTCAAACTTAACTTTATTTATATAGATATAAGCAGAGTTTAATTCTATGCTATCTGACGTTGTTTTTATTTCAGAATCTTCAGTAGACATGGTACTCTCTTCTTGTCCGACTGAAACTTCACTTATTCCTCTTGATATCCTTGTAGCACCAACAGCAGTACTTGTATCTTTATCGGTAATTTGAGTACTTACAATATGGCTAACCTTTCCACTCGAATCATAAATAACTTTAACAGTTATTTCTTCATTTGGATATAAATAACCATTTTTTTCCTCACCATCAGGAAGATACTCTAACCCTAAGTCGCTAGAAGTTTTTACTTTAGCGGATACTCCATCTTTAAATTCTACATACCAACCTCTTTCTGCCATTTTTTTTAGGTCAATTTTTTTGAGCTTTGCCTCTCTTACGGCGCTTTTAAGGTCACTATCTTTTTCATAACCCATGGATTCATTTAGGTTTGTCCCTGATAATCTTTGAATACCTTTTTTGACTCTATAATTTGTTGGTTTAAATGTTTGTGTCATTATCCACCTCTTATAATGTGGGTTGATGATTTAGACGCTGCTGTATTGTAAAAATTATTTGAAATATTGTATTGCCTATATGGAAAATCAACCCAAGTTCCATTTGAGTAATAAAGAACCGACCTATGGTTGTAAGATGTTGCAGGATATTGTACGATTTTTGCTCTAACTCCAGCGGCAGTTAATTGGTTATATATCCAGTCGCTCATTGCCCAACACTCTCCCCAACCATTTTGTTCTAAACACGCTGCATTAGAACACCCTGGTTGATATTTGAATTGAGCTGCCCGCGAGCCTATTCTTTGCAGAACACTTCCTATATCCTTTGGTCCACCAATTTCTGGGATACTATCTACTGCTGGATTCTTAGGTGCGTATAATAATGTTAATGATGATTTGAGTGTACTTGTTGGTGAGTGTGAAACATTAACCCCCGAAACATAGTAGCATTCTTTATTGTGTGTTACTGGGTTTTCTACGTTAACAAAACAACCCGGTTGAATTTCATGAGTATGTAGTACTGTAAGTTGTATTTCCATAGCAAAATCCCGTAATAAGGTTGCTAATTGTGATTTTGCGAATTTACGTGCTTCTGTTTTTGATAGATTTGGTTTATTATAGTGTTTAGGTACTCTTCCAAAGATTTGTTTTAAATCCTCATAAACTTCTTCAAGTTTTCCATTTTTATATGTAACCACAACAGTATTGGCATATCCAAATTGCGATACGTCCATATCAAAAGAAGGGTATTCCATATGTTCTCTTTTTATTGTAAAAGCTACTTTTTCGATGTCTTCCATCATAGTAGCATAATCAAGAAGAATACATTCATTGTATTGTGTTGTATACCATATTAAGTCATTATCTTCACACATTTTATTTATTTCGTCTTCAAAAGTGCCGGGTTGTTCTTGTTCTTCTCCAGTCGTTCCTCCTGTACAAGGAGTTAGTCTTTTAGTTGAACCAATTATGTTTTCTTTCCCGCATGTACTGCAATAATCTGCATCACACCCGCCTCTTCCAACTCCATCTCCACAGGTGATTCGTCCTTCTGGGTTATCACCAGAATATACAAAGTTTAAATTTGTTCCACCACAATGCGGGCATTTATTTACCCATGACATTGCTTTTGTTACCCCTTCTTGTTCTCCACAATTACATGTTCCATGAGATTGTACACATGACTGCCCCTGTGTACTCATTGCTGTACCCTGTGCTTTTGCAGTAACATTTGCACCACTTGTTTGAGTAGTTGTAGTAGTTTGACTTCCTGCTGAAACTGATGCTGCACCAGCTCTTTTTTTTTCTGCTTGAAGTCTTGGTCTTGATGCACTTGCCATTGCGGTTAAGTTTAGTCTGCCACTAGTTTTTACCGTAGCACCTAAAGCTGCTTTTGATACACTTGCCATCGCAGACGATAAAAAACTTTTGCCAGATGATTTTTGATACGAACTCTTACCAGCAGTATAAGTGCTAGTACTACTACTTACACTATTGCCAACATTACCTGCTACGCCACCTTCGATTGCTGTTCCCCCAACGCTAGACGAATCTTCGTCAACTGGTCTTTGGTAATCCTCTTTTAACCCTTGTACAATTGGTTTCATGCCCGCATCTTTTACTAATTTTTTAAATGCAAGCTCAACACTTGTAATTTCTGGATAAGTATTATCACACATTTTCTTTAATCTCCACCCATGGTCCTGAATGGAAATTTCAATGTTTTCTCCAGTCTGTTTGATACCTCTCGTTCTACCACCAAACAGTTTACCCTCATCAAATGTGCCACCATATATGCTTAACTCAGTAAATCCAGGTTCCCAAAAAGCCCACAGTTGTGGATGATATGGCATCTTAAGTGTTCCTGTGCCCATGCAATCTTCTGCATCTTTATCAAAAGTAAAATCACCAAAGAACTTATATACTGATGCATTTGACGTTGTTACATAAAATTTTTCTTTGTACACTTATGAAACCTCTTTTACCTCTATATTAAATTCGGCAACTGATTCTCCTGCTGGTATATTATAGCTTCTTGCACTTACAACTCCTTTAAATGGCTTAAACATTGAAGAGGCTACAAGCACAAGTTCTCCATCAATTTGGTCTAAGAATTTTCTTCTTAGCTCTATAAAATCTCCTCTCCTTTCTTCTGGGTCATATATCTTTTGCGAGTCATAAACATAACTTTCCAACTTATGTTCGGTTAACATTGTTTTAAACTTTAACTCAACATGTTTATCTAACTGTTTTCTGATTGATATAACCCCATCATATGATTCAAAATACTCAAAATCAGCAGAATGTGGAGTAACCTCAACATCATATGCATTAAATAGATAATTGCCTAATAATATTTCTCCTCTTGAAATATTGATGTTGTTAGCTGAATCTTCTGTCATTTTATACCTCTGTTGTTGTTACTTCTCTTGGATTTACCCTATTAGATTCGGAAATATCAACAATGGTTTTTCTTACAGCAGCATTAATATTTGCCGGTTTATCTGTTGTATTTATATTCAGGTTGTCAATTTTAAAACTTTTTTGGGTTAAATCTAATATTTTACTTTTTTTAAATAAATTGGGGTCAAGTGGAGGTAGTGTCTTTTTTGAACAGAGTACAAAATCAATGGTATACCCGTCTTTCTTAATGCTGCTCTTAGCACCGTCTCCTCCGGCACCTTTTCCGCTTCCAGTTCCACCTTCTCCAGTACCTGTATCGCTAGCATCTCCTGGACTTAAATAACCCATTCCTTCGCCGGGCCATGAAGGACCAAGCTCATTTAATTTTTGTGTAGTGTATTGGTCATAACTCTGTGGAGCAAACCATTTACCCCAGTCCTCACTATATGGTGTACCATATTTTGAGCTTGTTTCATTTATTTTTGATGTAAGTGTTTTAGTTGCCTCTGTATTTTCGCTAAAACCAAATTTACTTAATCCCCACTGAAGTGCTCCTCCTATTACTGGTAAACCACCTACTTGAGAATAACCCGCCGCTTTAACTTCTGATTGTAAATCGACACTTTTAATATATTCAATAAATGCGGCAGTAACATCAGCTACCCACATTATTGCGTTTGACATTCTGTATAATTGGTATTCTAACCACAAGGATGCTTTCATTGCATTCCATTGTTGGTCATTCATTTTTTTTATAGCACTTGAACTACTATCAGCAGATTTTTTTCCATCTTTAAGTTGTTCTGATTGTGTAGCCGCTGCTTCATTCCAAAAACCAAAAAACTTTAAAACTCGTACTATTACAAACCATAAGCTTTGTTGTAACCTAGCATATTCTTTAGTAAGAATTGTCCCCTTTTGTTGGTTTATCCATTGATATCTTAATGCATCAGTATATTCCTTTATTTCGGCTGTAACAACTGCTTGTGTTCTTCCAGTTTTCTCATCAACTGGAGCTATACCAGCTTTTAACTGAAACTGTGCTTGGCCCTCTTTGAGATACTGTGCCTTTGTTTTAGGGCCCATTTTTGTATCAGCCATAACAGCTTGTTCAAATTTATAATAGTCTTCAATGTCGGAATAAATTTCCCCAATTCTGAGGGTAGCCTTATGGGCTTCAGAATAGTCCATTTCTCCGGGGCCTGTCCATTTTCCGTATTTGGTGTGTTCTCCATATGTAGCTGGTCCTTCACTAGCTTTAGTCCAATAAGATTCTCCAAATATACCCATTTCTATAGGGCTTTGCTCCTTTTTAGCAACAAGAGCATCTAAACTATCTTGTGTTTCTTTTACTTTTTCTTTAAATTTTGAATCATTTATATCAATATGGATAATAGTTGGGTCATACCCCTCAACATCTCGCATTTTTGATTTAATAGATTCTAAATATTCATCTCCGCTTTTTTTTGCTTTGTCAAATCTTTCTTGGATTGGTTTAAGTTCACCTGCATATCTTTCCCAAAGTTTCATTCCAATATATGCAGCGGCTGCAATTGCAACTAATACACCAACTACTGCCCATCCAGCAGGGCCCATTCCAAGCAATGCTGCCCAAGCAGCCGAAGCTCCGGATTTAATTGAATTAAATGCTCCGGTTGCAGCTCCTTTTATTTTACCGAAGGTTCCTGCCATGACTCCACCAGCGGCAGCAGATTTTACACTGCTTTTGGCACTTTCTTCACCGATTTTACCAATTGCTTTTTGGGCACCAACAGCAGCACCGGTTGATGTAACCAATGGACTACTAACTGATTTGGCAATACTTCCAGATACATTAGGATTAGGCGCTACTCGTCCTATACCAACAGGGGCTACACTTGCGGCAAATCCAGATGCGCCAGCTTTCGCTTCCATTGCTGCTGTATTTGCAATCGCTGCTCCAGTAGCTTGTGTACTAGCGCCATTTAGTGCAGCTATTACTCCAGATAAGGTCTTAGCTTTTACTAAAAATCTTACAATTTCGTACGCCCAATAAGATAAAGCAACCATCGCTGCAACCATTCCAAAGCCTAAAACAGCAGCTAATCCACCAGCTAATATTTTATTATCGGCAAGTCCGTTAGCTAACCCATTTAGTCCATCCACAAGGAATCTTAATATTGGTACAAAATAGTCTCCTATACTGATTGCAAGAACTTCCAAAGCTGATTTAAAACGGCTAAATTGTTCATTTAAGCTATCCATTGCTATTGCAACTTTTTCGTCAAGGTCAAATTGTTCATCCATTTTCTCGTAATATGCTTGCATCTCGCCCTCGTCAATTTTCATCATTTGCTGAGCGGTTTTCTGCATACCAATTTTAGACCATATCCCCATTTTTTCAAAAGCAGACATCCCCGCCTTTTTCATAGCCTCGTTAATGATTTTTACTTGTTCCCAAAGTGGCTTAGCAGCGCTCTGGTCGGGCAACCATAAAGATTCGGGTGAAATCCCGATTTCTGCCATTGCTTCTTTAACTTGTGGTTGTTGTAGGGTTGGTTTTGTGTAAAATCCTCTTAATGCTGTACCAGCCATTGAACCACTAACACCAAGAGTTGACATATATGATAATGCAGCCAATGTTTCCCTTTGAGTTGCCCCGGCAACTTTAGCAACACCACCAACAAATTGTAAACCTTGCATTAAGTCTTCAACAGTTGTAGGTGCTATTTGAGAAGCGTGAGTTAAATCGGTTGCCATTTCCTTGGCTTTTTCACCAAACCCAGGGTCATTAACAGAAGTACCGAATAAACCAACCATTTTGACAAGACCTTCAATAGATGTTTCAAGGTCCATGGCTTCAAGTTTAGACATTTTCATTGCTGATTCAAACACAGACATCTGCGCTGATGCACCTATACCAGCACGACCAAGAGTTTGCAGTTGTCCAGCAATCTCATTGGCAGACATACCATATTGCATTGACATCTCTTTAGCTTTGTTGCTTAAATTTGCAAAATCTTCGGCGCTTCCCTTGGACACAGCCTTAACCATTTGCATACTCTGCTCGTAATCAGCAGCAGCATCTGTTGCATATCCTGCAACTAATGTTGAAACTAAACCAAAAGCTAACGCTGTTGAAGAAACAACTCCCATTGCACTATTGAGGTGGTCCATTGTCCTCATTGCAACAGCAGTTAAATTAGCAAAACCAGCCTGAACAGCCATAATACCTGGTGTAGCTGCATTAGTTGCTGATATAACAAAATTAAGACGCTGGTCACCGGAAACGAAGTTTCCTGACGAGCCACCGGCTGTACTTACCATATTTATTCACCTATAACATTAAAAGAGGGCTTCCCCTTTTTGCACTCATTTCCATATCCCACATGATTCCACTTTTAATAAAAGCAATTTCTTCTGGGTCTAAATCCATCCATTCAGATGGAGGTCGTGACAAAACCTTAGTCACCATATAATCAAGTTGTAACTCCGTCACGTCATCTATTTTTTTTTAAACTCTTCAATAATAACTGCATCATTCATTTCACTTGTCATAAGAGCAACTTTATTGGATATAAAATCAAGAGTAGGCTTATCTACTTCTTCTTTCCATTCTTCTACACTCATGTCTGGGTCAATAATTAATTCAGCCATGATTGCATATCCTTGGTCATTAAGTTCTCTTAATTCTTCTGCGCTTAAATCAGCAAGTGAATTGTACTTTGCAAAATTAACTTTATCGAATTTAGCTCTTTCCTTTTCTGTTATTCGTCTAACTTTTAATTGGAGTGGTTCTCCGCCATCTCCTAAGTCAACTTCAAGAGTAAAAACTCGTTTTTTGTGCCGGGCTAATCTTTCCCTAACACTTAATGTTCCCTCAATTTTTTTAGTTTTATATTCCTGATATTCTTCTTGCATTTCTTCAGCATCCGGCTGTAAAGCTGCAATTTCTTCATCAGATATAGTTCCGTCCTCACCCATTTTTTTATTTGGCTTTTTCCATTCAGCCATTTTAATCACCTATGTTTTGTTTATAAAAATATAAAAAAAAGAACAGTGCACTTAACACTGTTCTACTTCGTTTTGCTGAGCTTCATCTAAGAGTAATCTTCGATAAGCTGCTTTTCCGTCCATGTCCTGTGATACAGGTTTGGACCCATCAAAGTTTCCAATTGAATCTTTTCCGAATACACACTTCTCTAGAGCCATGATTGGTTGTGGTGGGTTTACATCGTTGTTATACAATACGATGGCAAACTCACATCCTCTTTCGTAGTATTGAGAGAGTCTTCCATTGTCTAGTGCTCTTTTTATTGTGAAATCTACTTTTTTTCGCCCTCTTCGAATTTCTTCGGGGTCGTGGCTGTCACTGTTGTAAACTTCATTTAATTCTCGGGAAGCATTTACGGTAATCTCTTGGATTTTGATTTTTTCGCCTTTTATCATTAAAAGACCAGTTTCAAAGTATACCATCTTTCATCATCTCCTTATAAGACTACCACGTTTGCTTTTATTTCTCGAGCTGCGTGTACTGGGGTAATTGATGCATCGACCATGACTTTACCTAATCTCTGGTTAGACCTTGGCACAATTGTTGCAGATACTTGATATGCTTTTAATGATTCATCAGATACATCTATGATTGTTTGGTCTTCGTTTTTCATCTTTTCGAGTGCAGACTTAATGTTTTCTTCTATGTCTGTTTTGAATGATGATGTGATGTTTTTACCCAACATTTCGAAACATGCGTCATAAATTACTTGTTTTGCGTGGTCAACAATACTTACAACTGCTTCTTCGTCTTCCATTAATTCATTGTCAGATTGAACTGTTGTTACACCTTCTCTTATTCTAACTCCGTCAGGATTTAGTGTAAAGGTTATAACTCCTTTTTCATTGTAATCTCTGAAATCTGCTGCGGTTGTAAAGGTTTCTGCGTCAACCATAGGCATAACATCAACAAAGAATTGTTCTTCTTTGATTCCTAAAAGTTTACTTCTCTGTCCGCCCCATATTGCGTTACCATATGTTAAGTAGGAACGTTTTCCTGCGACTGCTGCTGTTGCTTCGTATGGTTGGTGTTCATTGCCATCTCTGTCAATTAATCCTTGTCCAACAAATAATACATGCTCATCGTTGTAATCTTCGGCTCTTGCAATAATGCTGCTTTTACTATCATCATCAGGGGTTGCGCCTACAATAGCATATCTCCATCTGTGACCTTCAGGTCTGCTCATTGCCGTAGCATGTACCATGTACTCATCTTGAACCGCTGAATAAGGGCTCATACTGAATACGCCTTTGATTACATAGTTCTCTAGTTGGGCTAACCCAAGCCTGTGTGCTTCTGGTGCATCTGCTAATGCTAATGCTCCTCCTTCTCCAGCGGGGTCAACTGTTCCATCGCTTCCTACTGTAAAACCAGTTCCTAATACTGTTGCAGTAATTGTTCCTAAGACTCCACTTCCTTCTGCAACGAATGTTGCATCAACTATGTTTGAATCTGAGTTTATTCTTGCAACTAATTCTGCTATGGTGTCTACTCCTAAGTAATATTCGGTTGGCATTCCATCTTCTGAAATTATTAAGTTGCTTCCGCCAGATACATTTGCTCCAGCAGTAATTGTAATTTCATAGCTTCCTTTTTGCTTTGCAGTTAAATTTAACGCTTCTACTGATGTGGTAGCGTTGTCGTATAATTTGTGAACTGCTGCTACTGGTGTTCCAGCGGTTACTCGAATCATGTATAATCCTTGTCCGCCTACACCCCAAAAGCCATCAACTCGAGTCTTAAACTCTTGATAAGCTTGATTTGGTGTTTGAACAAATGTAGGTTCAAAAGGTTCTCCTTTTGTCGATTCTACACAAATCGCCCAGATTTGTTCAGTGTTAGGCGCTGCAAGGCTTAATCCAGGATAAGATGTAACAAGAACACTTGGTTCATTTAATACCATCTAATTATCCTCCGTACAATTTTTTTCCATAAATTTTTTCTATTAATCGTTTTAATTCTTTTTCGGTAGTTTTGTAGCCATCTTTAAGGTTAAAAACTCTTTTTGCTCTTGTGACTCTTATTCTGTCTAATCCCATTATTTCTCCGAGTTCTTCTATTGGAACTCCTTTTTCGGCCATTTCTTTAATTTTCTTCGACATTTAATTCTGCCTCCTCTACGGTATCGCCTAGATTACGTCTACGTAAGGTTCTATATGATATTATGTATTCCATTGTCCATCTTTCCACTGATGGGTCTTCATCTATTGATTTACTTGACTGTATTAATGAAAAGGTGTGTATGCCGGCATCATATGATGTATTTCCATCGGGTAATACCAAACCATTAAGTAATTGATATAGTTGTGTCTCATTTACATCATCTAATGGATTTATATATAATCCAGTATCATCGAGATACCATGAGCCATTTGTTGAATCTACTTCTTCTAATGTAGTGCATTTTGTTAATATAACAGAACTATCTGTTATTCTAACTATTGGACTTGATGAATCATAATAATCATTAACATAAGTATTTGGGGCATATAATTCCCAACCTATGTTGTCTGTAAAAATAATCAGTTCTACCTCCGTAAAGTCTTCTACTCTTTCTTCTATTTTTGTTTTGATTTTGAGTAATTGTACTAAGTTTTTACTAAAAACATCAATCTGAAATCGAGCATGATTGAATTTAAGATTTGATTTAACCATTTCATCATCTTCGCCGCAAAAAATATCACTGTTAACCATTTCATTTTTGTAAATAAATGGTCGAATAATAATTTCAGGCAATTCAGACTCATGGTCTGTTCCAACGAAATTCGGAACCTGGACACCATCTACGTCAAGATAATAACCGGTATCGGTTTTATCTCCGCAAATTTGTCTTAAAATTTCTATAATTTCAGTGTCATTCATTTAATCACTTTATATTGGTTGGAGCAGTTCCGGGTGCAAATGAAGCAGTTGCTGATACCGATACTGGTCTTATTACTGGGGTAATCATGGCTGTCCTTAATTCGCTGTTGCTCCATATTTCTTTGGCAAGACTCATATCATTTCGTGCCAAAACAGCAGCCACAGCAGGTCTTAAAAAGGGGTGAGCTTCGTGCTTGCGTGTCCCCATTTCTTGAAAGTATGCATATGGGCGGTCAAGACCTTCCCCCACTTTTACTCCCCATTGGTAGCCACCACCACCCATGTTCCCTGCTTTTATAGTGCTCTTTAGATGTCGGCCGACTTTTGGTTTCTTTTGGTCTTTGTCACTTGTTCTGCTATCAGGTGCATATTCTTTTGCTTGTTTTGCAACTTCTGTTGCAAAATACCTACTCCAACGACCTTTTCTAACAACTCCATCAATTGAGTCATCTAAAGCGGCTAGAACTGTTAATGGGTCTCCCATTGCTTCCATAATTATACTAACATATCCACCCGCTTCTGTTTTTAAGGCCAATTTACCACCGTTTGTCTAATGTTAAATCCATTTCGTAATGGTGTTGTTTTTTATTCAATCTTAAATCTCGATTTATTGATGCTATTCGGTACAATCGTTCTTGCGGTTCGATTGTGGGGATTACATGTTTTATTCTGTAATTCTGTATTTTTTCTATTGGAAAATCAAAGTCAAAAACAAAGAAGCCTTTGTGAGAAACAATCTCTTCTTGTCCTCTGTCGATTTCTTGAAACTCTGAGGAGCGTTGAATAATTCCATCAAGTTTATGTATATCTTGCCACTCTTGAATAAAATTGCCTATCTCGTCTCTTGTTTCAGTCTGGCCTTTAGCCTGAAGGATATATTCCTCTCCTTCTCTTTTAAGCCTATTAACCAAATTACTGAAACTCACGTAAATCAGACAACCCTTTCCTTCGCTGTACTGCAAGACCATATAATGAGGTTTCTTGGTCTGCTAAGATTTCTTGGATTTTTGATTTGTATAAATCACACCATGAAATCTCGTTTTTCGCAGGCACTTGGAATTTTTCTTCTACGTCACCAACTGTATAAGATATGGTTGGTGATATTTTGTCGACGTGTATTTTTGAGAGATGACAACCTAATGCATAGAGTAATGCTTCTTTTGCTTTAATTGAAACTTCATCTATGCCGGTTTTGTCAACTATTGTCTCGGAGTAGTGTTCAATGAGAAAGGCGAGGAGTTCGTCAAGTTCTTCATCTTCTAAATTAAAAAATATTTTAGCTTCTTCTAATGTTGCGAACTCCATCTAAATCACCTTATAGTTCCATGGGTCTGTCACTAAGCACGAGTTTTCTTTCTTCATCACTCATTCTTTCCAATGGCATTTTGTTTGCAATTAATTCATCTCTTTCCTTAATTGCGGCTTTTGAGCGAACTTTACCTTTGGCTACCAATTTTTTTAAGTCATCTTTGGAGACTTCATACGAATCTCCAGGTTTTAAGACTAATTTCATTGGTAATTCTTCAATTAAAGGTTTTGCTGTTTTTTTACCTTTTTCGTCATACTCGTATTCGATTAATGTCATCGTATATTCTTGTGTTGCGGTTATTGGACTAAATCCAAACTTTGCCATTCCTTGTTTTGCCATATTAACTACCTCTTAAAAAGAATTAAATCAAGCGAATAGTATTATTAGCCTTTGGTTATGTTTATCTGCCTAATTGCTTCTGGCTTAAGTGTTGCTGGTTTCTGGTAGCAAGTCATCTGTACTTTTTCCATCCTTCTGTCTGGGATACGGAATGACTCAACTTCTAAATCCTGTAACACAACTAACCAGATTGGGTTAGCACTAAAGTCTACAACTAGAACTGTTCCACTTGTTACTTCTGGTACTTCTACGACATTTAAACCTGCAATTCTTCCACCGAGAGTTCCTTCTCGTAATGGTGCTGTGCTTCCAGATTTGTAAACTTCTTGTAGTTTACCACTTTTAACAAGGTCACCATACTGGTCAGGGTTAACTAACACGGTATCAGGGTTCATAAACTGTTTTCTTAAATATGTTTTTGCGTCCACTATGTCATCAACATCTAAATAATCATCATTTAGACTGTCAGTTTCTGTGGCTGCTGCTGACATTAAAACATTGATAATATCGTTGTTTTCTTTTCTCAGCATTCTTTTTGCTGCTTCTTCTACTTCGCGAGCAGCTAGGTTTCCATACCAGTCAAGCTTTTTAGCTTCGTCGGTCATTTCGATTGCGGTACCGTTGGCGCTTACTTTAACGTCTACGGTTGTGATAACTTGTTTCACTGCTGGTATTTCTGTTCCTTCTACGATTTCCACCGCATATCCGGTAGATGCGTTTTTAGGTAAGTTTGCAGTGTAAGTACCATTCAGTCTGTATAAGAAACAGAACTGTCTTAATACGGAATTGGATTCTACGTATTGTTCTATTGCTTTCTCGAGATACGGTTCCCATCGGATTTTTCCAGATGATGTTCCGCCTTCTGCAAATTCTTCTATTCCATTCATCTAAATCACTTCCTTACCCAAACGTGTGCTTTTACACTTCCGCCTTCCTCGTCTGTTACGATGCCCATTGAACGGCCAACGATTTTGAAGATTTCTTCTGCGGTTGGGGTTGCGGATATTGTTAATTTCTGTAGTTTTCCGCCGTCATCAGTTGTTAAAAAGTCTCCAAATCCGACTGCTCCAGAAACGAGTACTTCCACAAAGTGGTCGTTTACCACTCCTACTGCATCTCCTTCAGCTACATTTCGTGCGCCTTGGTTTACTGATGCGTTTGAGCGAGTTACTGTTGCTTCTGCGTCTACAGATTGGATAATTCCTGCGAATTTCTGATAACCAGCTTCAGTACATTCGATAACTTCATCTACTCCGGTATCGAATATTACAGCCTTTCCAACGCCATTGGCGTCAATAGCTGCTGTTATTGCTGCTCCAGCGAAATATCGTGGTGCTATTCCTCTTTGGTATTCCATTTTCAATCACCTGTTTAATATTTAAACATTGCTTTGAACATTTTTCTTCGAAGCTCTTCGTCTTCCATGTCGAATTCGGTTGCTTCGGGCAATGCTGGCTCTTCTTTTTGAGCGTCAAACTCTCCAACTGGAGGTTTTTCTCTAGCCGGTGTTTCTTTTTCTATTTTTGAAAGCATCTCTTTGGTTTGCTCTAAGTATTCAGTGTCGAACTTAACAAGTTCTTCGAATTTTGCTTCAGCATCTTCTTCGCTTAAAATTCCTTTTTCGACTTGTAGTTCAATTACTTCTGAAACTAATCCTTCATGAGCTAGTTGAACTGCTTCTGCTTCTGCTTCTTTGTATGTTTCTAATGATTCAGACAGTTCATCTTTTTCAGTCTCTAAGGTATCAATTTCTTCTTCGAGCTCTCCTTTTTCTGCTTCTAATGTGTCTATTTTTTCAAGTAATTCAGCTTTTTCTTCTTCAAGCTGCTCTACTTGTTCTTTTAATTCGGTTTCCATATTTTCACCATCTTCTGGTTTTTGAGTATTGCCACTTGTTGTATATATGAATTTAAATTCTGGGTCGCCATTTATTGTATATGACTGATTGTCAGTTGTTGGAACGTCTATTGTATATGTTCCATTTGTTAGACCTGTTGTTGTATCAGTAACAAAACTCTCTGGAGGTGTTTGTTTTTTTGTCAAGGTTATTGCCTCCTTTGCTTGTTTAGAAAATTGAGCGGTAAAATCTTCTTGTGCAGAGAAGGCTGCTCCAGGCTCTATTGTTGTATTAGGGTCAGCAGGAATTGGTACAACTGATAGCTCATGTACTGAGCAGTCTCTAGCTATAACGTGTGCTGAATCAAACCAATGTGGGCATTCCCTAAAGTCTTCCCCACATTCGCTACATTCTGGAACCAAAGAAAATCCTATACTTAGGCTATCTACCAATCCTTTCTCTATTTGTTTCTCCAGTTTTGGGTCATCAACAAAAGCACGGTATTTTACGCCTCGCTTATGAACATTGGCATTTATTGCAGTCCTTGTATCTAAAACACGACCTACAATATTATCGGTTTTGAGTTCATGGTCCTTTATTACGTGCTTTCCTTTCATAGTTTCTGCTATGTTTTTTAGCTCAGTTGCAGGAATTTCTACTGTCCCCGATTGATAAATGCCGGTATGAATTGCATAGCCGGATATTTCCAACCCAGATTCTGTTTTTTCGAAATTAGCAAGATTTTCGCTAAAAAAATATATATCTTTCATATTTTTTCTCCTATAATTCTGTCCATGTAGTCCCCCTGCGATTTAAAAATGTACTGATACTTCCTCTGTTTGTATATCCTAATTCATGCGCAACTTCTCTCTCGCTAAAACCCATTTTTTTTAATTCTTGAATTTTTTTAATAGAAATTTTCTTAGAGATTGGTTTAGGGGGTATATCGGTCCATACAAGGTTATGTCTTTGCTTAAGTGTTCTCCCAAAACTTCTAGCAGAAGAAAACCCTAAACTTAATGCAACCGAATCTTTTGTATGTCCGTTTTTTTTCATTTTTTTAACTTCTTCAAGAGAATATGGAATATAATGGCAATTGTTTTCGCCACTTATTGATTCTGAAAGTTTAAGCTTTGATTCTTCGGACCACTCACAACCTAATCTTGCTTCTCGCATCTTTTGTTTCGACTCTTCGGAATGTTTTTTACCATACATTGGATTACCACTACCAGTCATATTCTGTGATAATTTTTTCCGAGTCTCGGGTGCCTTTATTTGATTTAGCCCTCCCTCAGCAAGGTTATAGTCTCCAATTTTTCTTACGTAAAAAATTTCCTTAGCATTTAATGCTTCTTGAGTAGTTGCAGAGGAAATTACATGAAAGACAAAAGATTCTTCCCCATATTTATTAAATGCATTTTGCAAATAATCATTAAAGTGTTGGCCTTGCCTTAATGAAGCTAAATGTGAACTTTTTCTTCGGGCTAGGGAAACTCTTGTCTGACCTATATATCTATGTCCATTTTCAATGTTTTTTATTTCATAGATAATGCCTCTCATAGAAAATCTCTCTTTTGGATAACATAATTATCCATTTTATTAATAACAATATAATATATGTGCATTTTATTCTTATAAAACACTCGACAAAAACCAATTTTTTTATCTTTTTCTTATGTATTTATTACCTTTAGGAGTATTTATTACTCGAACATTTGGTTTTCCTCTTATTCTGGCAGCAATTGAACGTGGTCCAACTGAAAGTTTGTTAGTGTTATAGTTGGATAAAATCATGCCTTGAATTTCTTTAGGGCTAAGTGGTTCTTCTGTAAAATCAATAATTTTATAAATTACTTCATTTAATTCTTTATAGCTTCGTATAAACTTTTTTTCCTTCAAGTTATAACTCCAATTTTACTTTTCCTATATTATAAAATGTTTTTGAACCACATACTGGGCAACAAATCGTGATTTCTTCTTTTGCTTTCCACTTGTTCCAGCAATCTGGACATAACCATTGTTTCTCCATTTTTTGTTGTCTCCTATAACCTGTTTAAACTTTGTCCATGTTCTTCTTTTGTCATTATATGGTCTGGCATTAAATCTTGGTCACAATATATTTGATATCCAAGGTCTTTAACTTTTTCACAGAAATAGATGTCTTCTCCTTGTAAATGTCGTCCATAATGAGCTCCTGCGTCTAATACATCTCGATGAATTATATAGCATGCTCCGGTAACGTCTACTGTTATCAGCCCTTGTGTTCGAATCATAGGGTCATACATATGTATATAATTGTCGTTGCCTGTTTTTGCAATCAAGGAAGCCCCGAATATATTATACAAATCATATGGTCCCGCTGAACCGTTTTTGATTAATGCGCTAACCACTTCTTTTTCGTGTGATAATAGTTTTCGAAGTGTTTCAGGTGGTATTATAATGTCGCTATCGACTGAGAAAACATATTCATCGTCTTTTCGCCGCATTGATATCCATGTGTTTCGTATGTTTGAGAAATGTTCAAAATCCCTGCCTTCTCGTTTTTCGTTGTCTGTGTTTTTGTCGTCCATTACCCATATGTCAATGTTGTTGTATTCATGTTCGAATTTTGTTTTATACTCAAATAACCATTCCTCGGTACGGTCTTCGGGGTTTCCGTTAACAAAAAATGCTAAGTGTATTTT